TAATTTGTTGTTATTTCTGTACCTAAAGCTCTTACTGTTCCATCTGCATTATACGCACATCTTTTTATTACTTGACATGTATGACTATCATAATCTAAATAAAACTCATCATATACATTACTATTGTACCTTAACAAATCGTCTGGCAACTCATAATCAATATTTTCTGTTAATGTTTCCCCGTTATCTTCATATGTTCTTGTAAATCTTATTTTTCTATTAGGCAAAAACTGTAAATCACTAGGATATAGATTTTCTCTTGGATATAAGTAACTTATATTTACGCTTGTTGGATGTACTTTTATCATAATTGGTTCCGATTGATTTATGTCAGTTAATTCTACATAAGCACTATCACTTTCTCCATAAGTTGTTATATCTGCTATATCTTGTATTTTTGAATTTATTTCATCAACTGTCTGTGTAATTTGAGATATTTTATTGTTTTGGTCTGTCACATTATTTACTACGCTATCTATTCTTTGATTTTGTTTGTCTACTATTATATATGTTTTATTGATTCTCATATCTGTTTTGTCAGCTTTTTCATAATCGGTTTCTGTTTTTTCTGGCATATCTGTATGTACAATTTCTTCTATTCCTGTTGTTATATTTATTTCGTCATTTAACATTAGACATTGATAAGTATTTTCTCCAATTTGCACATTATATAAATCTCCAACTTCATAATATAAAATACCTGTGCTGTTATAATCATTTAAGTAATAATATAAACCATTTAAAGAATCCAATATTCCTTGTAAAAAATCACTTCTATTGTTAAAATTCATTATTTGATTATCTACTATTTTTATTTCTGTTAATCCGTTTTCAACAACACTATCTTCATCTCTTAAATATACATTGTCGCTTTCTCCTGACCTTGATAAAACTACAGAATTTATTACCCCATACTTTTGTCCAAAATCAACATTTACATCTTTTAAATATTCTTCATCTATAGTATCATTTGTTTGTGTCGGATATCTTACTTCTATTTCATCATTTTCATTTAATGCTATGATGCTTCCAGTTGCTTGTGCTATTTCGTCTAAAATATCCCTATAAGTATATTCTAAACCTAAATATAATTCAGATGGTATTGTTAAATCTTCATTATAAAAAGTCTGATTTGCAACATTTAATCCTATCTTGTTTGCTACAGCTCTTAAATAATTTTTAATTGAAATAGGATATGTTATTCCTAAATCTTCGTTTTGTTTCATGCTATATAATAACTTATCATAACAAGTTATTTTATACGTTTCTGTATCTTCTTGCTTTTCAGAAGTATATACAACATAATTACCAAAATTAAGCATTTCATATTCTTCATTTACCTTTATACCAATTTGACAACTAATTACTGTACCTAAAGGAATATCGACAGAAAGCTCTAAATCCAATTGCTTCATTACTGATTTAAGAATATCTGCTTCATAATGCGGTGTTATTGAATATATTTCTTCTTCTAAAGTTGTATTATTGTAACTTATAGTTCCTTTTAACTCTCTTCCTAATTCAATTAATCCCTCTTTAAAACCATTTGAATGTGCCTTCATTATCGTCTCCTTTCTCTAGCAATAAATGTACATTCAAAACTATCGTTTTTTGTCATTATATGTTTGTTTTCATAACTCCAATCTCCAGAATAAGTTACTATAGTTTTATTTGAATTTGTGCTAGGGTCATAATATGTTACATTTTGCGTTCCACTATCTAATATAGGTGCAATAATATTCATTTCTGATTTTGTTAATTTTCTAAAAGTTAAAGTTATTTTAGGAAATATTCCTACTAAAGTTCCGCTAAATTTACCTTTTAAGTTTCTGCCTGTATCACTTCCCCACAACTTGTTATATTCATATTTTGCACTTAATAAATATTCGCCCATTGATATATTATTAATTTTTATACTATCTTTATTTATAAACAATTATTGCACCCCCTTATCTATTAAAAGCAAAATCTTGCTCACTTTGAATTTGTTTCATTTCTCTTCCTATTACTCTGCCATTCATTTGCATTATATTAGTTAAATTTACTAATACGTGTTTTCCTATTTCTGCTCCTAATTGTGCCATTGCCTGTTGGTCTGTAAGTGGCAATACTCCTTCTTGTCCACTTTCTCCAGCTATTGCCCCACCTACTAACGTTCCTTTATTCGGCATGTTAATTATACCACCAACAGCAAGTCTAGGTAAATTAAAAGTATTTAAATGTCCTAAATTAATTCCTGGTACTGCATTTATTACATTAATTAAACCATTAATCGCTCTTATAGGTGCATTTAATATTCCTTCTATTGCTGACAATACTGCATTTACTACTGCTTTAAACGCTCCAGCTATAATATCGCCAGCTGTTCTTGCAAAAGTAACAACGTTATTTTTTATAATAGTGAAAAATGTTCCAAATGTTCTTGATATTGCTTGAAATGTATTTGAAAAAATTTGCTTAATTCCTTCCCATGCTTGCTTCCAGTTACCAGTAAAGGCACCTTTTATAAATTTAATAAATCCATCAAACGCTCCTTTTATATTTTTAAACGTTCCATCAATCCAGTCTAAAATTATTTGTAAATATTTAACTACGTCATCATAAATATTTCCGATAGTATCTCCAAACATTTGATGTACCCAATCACTTTTTCCAGACAACCAATCAATACCACTCTGCAAAAATGCTTTTATTTGATTCCAATATTTGACTATTGTTCCTACTATTAAAACAATAACTCCAGCAATTACAACATAGACATTCCCCATAATTAAACCTAATCCAATTAATGCTACTCCTATTCCTTGAATTAACTTTCCAAAGTTTTGCCAATTAGGGTCTTTTAAGTATGCTACTAAAGCTTGAATAGCTAATACTATACCAGCAACCATAAGCCCTATACCTAAAGATGTTAACCCTCCTAATCCAAGTTTTATGGCAATAATTCCTGCTGCTATTCCTGCTAATATTGCTAAAATCAAATCTCTATTATCAATTATCCATTTAAGCCAAGCTGGTGGTTCGCCTTGTAACGAACTTAAATCAAAATTAGGTGCTGTAAATCCTCCAGCTTTTGTTCCTGTATCTGATTGGTCTGTAAGCATATTAATTTCATCAAATCCAGCTAATTGTTTTTTTATTTCTTTTGTTGCTTTTGCAATTCCACTTGAAGCTTTTTTCATTTTGTTAAAGTTTTCAGCACTACCTCTAGCAAATAAATTAATTCCAAACCATCCTTGTAATATTGCGTTAAGATAACCTAATAATTGTGCTGCTAATCCTACAATCCATCTTAAAACTGGTGCTATTGCTTGTGTTAACGCATATCTAATATATTCTAGATTTGCACCATATTGCTTATCATATTCTGCTAAATCACTTGATGCTCTTCTTAATGCTAAATATGCACTTCTTATTCCAAATATACTTAAAGCTAATCTTGCAGCATTTTTCACGGAACTTTGTATAGATTTTCCTACATTATCAAAACTATTTTTTAGATTATTTGCATCAGAAACTTGTTTTTGTAATTTTACATTTTCTATCTTTTGTTTATATTCAGATACTTTTTGACTAATTTCATCATACCTTAATTTTGTTGCATTTACTTTTTGTTCTATTGCATCTTGTTTAGTTAAAGCCTTATCAAAATTTGCTTCTAATGCTTCTAATGAACCATAAGTATCTTGCATTCCAAAAAAATCAGTAAATTGACTAGCTGTTGCATGCCCGCTTTCAACTGCCTCTTGTGCTGTTTTTAATCTTTGATAAGCATCTGCTAATTCATCTGTTTTTTGTCTTGCTTTTTCTAATTCTTGTTCTTGACTTTGTATTTTTGCCTCTATTACTATTTTTTTATCTTCTTCTTTTTGCATCTTTTTTTCTAAATCTGCAACTTGTCTATCAAATTTATCTGTAACTAATTTCGTGCCTATTGTTATCTCTCCATCCACCTTACAACCTCCTTTCTAAATTTGTATACCTAAAGACTTGTAAAATGTTATCGCACTTTGCTCTTGCTCTTTTGTTATTTCTTTTTCTTCTCTTTTGCAATATTTTTCTCTTAAGATTTTCTGTCCTTTTATTAGATTTTGTCTTTGTTTACTATCTTTTATTTCTTTTGGTTCTTGATTTAATACGCTTGTTATTCTATTTAATATACAGCAATTACCAAATTCACTTGTACTTAAACCCTCTAAATCATTATAAAAATCATACCAATGTAAATATTTTAATTCAAACGGATCATAATTATAATCAAACTTAAAACTTGATTTTATAAGACCTATACATTTCTTAAAATCTAATTCATATTTGCTGTTAAATTCGTTTTTTAGGTCTTTTTTGCTTTTTCCTAATAAAAGATATTTCATTCCTAATTCAAGGAGTTTCTTTTGATTTTCACATTCAAGACCATCTTCTCCAAAAAGCTTATATATAATTGCCATTGCTCTTTCTAAATTTCCTATGGTTTTATCTTCTGCAATTTTATTGCATTCTAACGCAACTCTAAAATCTGTATTTATTTTATATAATTTATTATCTACTTTAACATATTCAGGATTATTCAATGACATCATCTCGTTTTTCTTTGTTTGAATATTTTTGCATTATGTTTTTCTTTATATCTTCTGCCTTTATTTCTAATTTAGGTAATATTACTTTTTCAATTATTTCATCAATTTCATCAAGTGTTGCTGGTGTTAGCTTTCTTCCATTTAATAGCTTTTTTACTCCATCTTTACCTAAAAACATATCATATATTTCAGCTTCTTTTTTATAAAACTCGTTTGTTGCTTTTATTTTAGCCTCTTCATTCGCACTAAATAGTTTCTTTCCTTTATGGTCTTGTTTCTTATCTATGATTGTATATTGATTTTTCAAGTATTCTCTATTCTTTTTATCTGCTTCCATCATATCTTGTAATACTAGTAAATAATCTAAATCTCCTAAATTAAATTCAAGGCTATTTCCTGTATCATTTCCTTTTTCGTCTTTTATCCTTAATCTTAATATTTCTTTACTTTCTTTTAATTGAATAATATTGTTATCGCTTTTGACATTAATCTCTGCTTCCATAACTCAATTCCTCCTTTTCTTTTTATTAAAAAAAGGAGATTAGAGGCTTTTCCTCTATCCCCTTTTAAGCAGGCTATTATATAGTTGGTGTAAATGTTGGAACGCCATCTGTTATTGTTACTGTTCCCTCTGTTGGATCTCCATCATAATATAAATCATATTCGATTTCTTCTCCAGAATAAGAAGTAATTGCAACTAATCCATCACTCATTTTTGCTGGATATGTCATGTTTGTTCCTGTTCCTGTTCCGTTCCAAGTATCTATATCTAATATATGTGTCTTATAATTTAATTGGTCTCTACCATCTGCAACAAATTCAAATGCAGGATCATTTTTATAACATTTTTGTGTTACTGAACCTTGTTTTTGATTTGAAGTATGGTCATTTCTTGCATTATCTTCTATAATCCATTTTTCAGTATCAACTTGTGGATTATATGATGTTGCATATTCATCAACTCCAACTCCTACTATTGCCCATGTTCTTGAATTTCCACTTGGTGTTGTATCTAAAAATGTTAAGAATTGACTTCTTTTTATTTTTTCAATACTATCTGGTATTACTGCTAAACTCATTTTTTTTCACTCCTTTACTCTCTATATTCTATCTGTATTTGTATATCAAACTCTGCTGTATTTGTATTTGCATTATTCATTGTTCCACAATTTAAACAACTTATGCTTTGTATTCCGTCTATATCTGGTAAAATATTATTATCATTTGCTTGTTTGATTATCTTTTCAAATGTTTCATAAAATCCTATGTTTTCTATATTAGTCATTGTATCAGCACTATAATTCATACGGCTTCTAAATGAATATACATCTCTTTTTAAAAAGTTCCCTATTATCCATTGTTCTGTTGTTGGATTTACTGGTATTTTATCTAATGAATAATTATTAGGCTCATCTGATAAAAAATTTATATTCATTTCTCCATATTGTCCTATTAATTCAGTTATAATATCCATTAAATATGCTCTTAATTTAGTTACTCTTAAATTACTTACCTCTATTGACATATTCTTGCACCTCTTTTATAACATCATTCATTTCAGCACTTACCATTCTTTTATCCCAATATGGTCCTGTTCCGTGGTGTAGTGTAGTGGTCTTCTGCAAATTGATTTACATATTGATAGTGTGCATAAGGAACTTCATAAGTTATATAATCTGCACCTTTATCAACAGCCGTCCTTAAAACTCCTGTATCTTTCGGAACATATTTATCCATGTGCTTATAACAAGTATCTGTAAAAAATCTTTGTACTCTACCACCGAGAATTTATACCTAAATCAGCTTTTATTTGACTTATAGGCTTCATTTTCATTTTATTTTCCTCCTAAATGAACGTGTGGATTATTCCCATATTCATTTATATTTATGCTTGTTACATTATAAAACTCTTTACCTTGTAAATCACTTTGCTTGCTTATTTCAGGTTGTATTCCTATTGATATAATATCTCCAATTGTAAATATGGTTTTATCTTCAACATACTCCATTGGTATTCGTATATTTACATCATTGGCATTTTCATATCCTTTATTGATAGAGCTTCCTTTCCCTCCAAAGTGCCATACACTTTCAATTACATATCTATTCCATATTGGTAATTTATTTTCATCTAGCGTTTTGTGATAATAAGTTATACTTCCATTTGTTATCATATATTACACCCCCACATATAAATATGGTGTGCCATCTTCTAAATAACATTCTGCTAGATATGTTTTTATTATGCCTTTAATATCGTTTATTTTGGCTTTTGAGACATTTTCACTAGCTCCACTATAACTTACACTATATCCATCTGTATTCTCACTAGAAACCGATTTATTTTGTGTATTATATGAATTATAAGTTTCTAATAACTCAATTAATTTAAACTCACATATTTTAACTTCATTTATTTGCTCATCTAAATCTTTTAGTCTACCAAATGTATATTTATCAATGTTTTTTTGTGCTTCCAATTCTAATATATCAAAAGGTGTCTCTTCAAGAGTACCACCTAATTCTTGATATTCTTCATATGTCAAGTATTGTTTTGTAAACTCCATTACAGACACCTCCATTTTAATCTTCTTTTATTCTTCTTTTTCTTTTTACTTCTTTATTTACTTCTGTTTCTTCTTTTCTTTCAACTTTTTCAACATATGGAACATATCCAATATCTTTAAAAGTATTGTTGTATCTTTCCTCTGTTGCTTCTATGATTTTATTTCCTAAAATATATTTGTTCATAAAACCACCTCTTAAGCTGTAAATTTAGCCAATACTACTTTGCTTTCATCTGTTAAAGCTGCTACATAATGCTCATCTGCTCCAATTAATGTTGTATAGTTATTTAGATGTCTTTCAGTTTCAAGATTTACTCCACGTTTCATATAGATTGTGATTG